TATAGTCGGAAGGAGTAGGTGGTTATAAGAGACAGATCCATACAAGATCAAAGACCTTGCAGAGACCCTTGGCCCTGTTGAGTTCCTTGACACGTACATGCGGCGGCCCTACCAACACACGCTTCTGTACTCCTTGTGTGGTGAGGAAATATTTACGGGGGCGAGGGCGAATGCGGAGAAGCTTGCCCAAGGGATGCGGGACCGGGCGGGGGCAGCACATGATGAGGCGGTGGAGGCTATCCAGACGGCGAAGATTTTGGCGTTTAAACGGTTGGCTTAACAATGAGCGCCGTCGTCTCCGATATCGAGCGTGAGGTGGCGGCGCTTCATACTTTCAAGGACAAGCCGCTACCCATAACCTGCACTGATGCTGGGCATTCAGAAAGTTTGACCGCTTTCATCCGAGAGTGTCACTTCATAACGAGAATGTTCAATCCAACCAGGGCCTACATGAAGACCCCCTACGAAATAGTTAAGGACTATTACACCTTTCCGTTTGAGTTCTACCCCTTTCAGGTACATACGACCAACAACCTCGCCCGCCTCCCGAGGGCAGGGCATTATCTGGACATGGGTCTTGGTAAGACGGCGATATCCATGGCGTGTGCGCTGTATCAAACGCTGAAGATGAGGTGTGATCGTATCCTTATCATCGTACCTCCGGTACTCTTGACGGGATGGTCAAGGTTCATATCCTCTATCGAAGATAAGGAGACCGGACCTGTCTCGTCACTTATCTATCGAGGTACGCCGGAAGAGAGGAAGTATATGAAGCTGGATGCGGACATTACCGTTGTCGGTATCCAGATTTTCAAGAAGCACTATGAGGATTTCCTCAAGGCATACGAAGGACAGCGCACCGTGGTTATTGTGGATGAGGCGCATGCGTTGAAGAATGCGGGGAGGACTAAACCAAAGAAGACCGACCCATCCGCTAACCATTGGAAGGTAAGAAACTTCGTAGGGGAGGATAACCACCTTATGCTTCTAACAGGGACACCTATCAATAGCCCGATAGATGCCTACGCCATGGTAAAACTAATTGCGCCAAGCATTTACAGAAGCCTCGAACAGTTTGAGCGTATTCATGTAATCAAGAGGGACTACTTCGACAGGGTAGACCCAAAGACGGGGTGGGGAAACCTGGACTTGCTTCAAGAGAACCTCGCAGTAAATAGTGTCCGCCTCCTGAAGCGCGACGTGATACATGACCTTCCCCCTGTCACGTATGAAGAGCTTTGCTACGACCTCGACCCCAAGCACCTCAAACTCTACAGGCAACTTGCAGAGGAGCACTTACTCCCCTTGCAGGACAAGGAGAAACTTGATGCCACATCAGTCCAAGCCCTGCTCCACGCCATGGGCCAGCTTGTGTGCAACTGGGGGCACTTCGCCCAGGATGAAAGCAAGGTATCGCAAGGGTTCCAGTTGGTGGACGAAGTGCTCGATGAACTCGGGGATGGGAAGCTTGTGGTCTTCAGCAACTACAAGATGACCAACAGGCATTTGCTGAAGTACTTGAAGAAGTACAACCCGGTCGCGGTCTATGGAGAGGTCAACGGGGCGGATAGAGACAGGGCGATTGACAAGTTCATTTCTGACCCTACGTGCAGGGTCTTCATAGGGAATCCGCAAAGCGCGGGGTATGGGATCGATGGCCTGCAAAAGGTGTGCTCGACGGTGATGTATCTTGAACCTCCGCGCACACCAACTGAGTATAACCAAAGCCGGGATCGGCTCGACCGCATTGGGCAAGTCTTCCCAGTAACGGTCAAGATATGCACGGCGGTAGGGACGCTGCATGAGCGGCAATTGGAGGCCCTCAAGAATAATGAGGACCTTGTACAAACATTAACCGGGGGCTATATGTCCTTGAGAAGGGCTTTAGGTTTGAAATGACCATAGATGAGTTAGTAAAGGAACGGAGGAAATTACAGGACCGGATCCGTCAGTTTCTAAGTAAGGAAATTGTTGAGTTCGCCAACAAGTCTGGGGTTGGGGTTTGCTCTGTGGATGTTCGTATATTGGATATCACTAATGTTAGTGATCGTTTTCCAAAATATGATGTTGGTGGAGTGTCTGTTCGGTTGGATTTGTAGGAGTAAAGATGACCAAGCCTGACAAATAATTATTGCCGTATCCACCAAGCTGGAGTAGGCTTCACCCCTACCCTCTGGGAGCAGAGGATGAACCCCAACAAAAACTTATAAGGGACAGTACATGACACCGAATGTTTTAAGTATGCAGGAGCACCGCGACCACCTTGGCTCGCTGGTTTATACCGAAGATCAAGAACTTTATAAAACACTGAAGCACTCCTATCTTGAAGGCGCATTTGTAGGCCGCGTATTCGTAGTCTATAGAGCAACTGGCATCACCGCAGGCAAACCTAACCCACCTCAGATTCTTACGTATATCAAGGTCACGGACTTCGAGTCGAGCCCCGAGTACGGTAGTGAAGTAGAGATCGAGAACCTGAATACTTCGGAGAGGATGTGGGTTGGGCATATACCCAACAGGATATATGGCTATGACCTGTTCATGTCGGTGCCGGTGGTTCTACAGACGACCTATAGTGCGAACTACGAGGGGAATGAGGTGAAGAGTACCCTCTTGTTTGGCGTGATAATCCGAGCACTGGGGCGAACTGAACATTGTATTGCCGGGGCGACCTACGCCCTTACCCCAAAGCGATTTCACGCGCTTTACCCGAGCACTGAACTAGACCTGTACTGAGGCAGATACCATGACATGGTACTGCTATTGGTCGCCTAAAAAAGAGGCAACGTGGCGGCTCTCCCTTGCCTCTGAGAGATCGTCGATCTTGACAGAGAAAAAGGCTGAGTTCATTACCGCTCTGGATATTGACCAGGACCTTGACGATCCCAATGCTGAGATGGATAAGACCCATTACACAGGGCCTTATTACATTGACTTCGACTCTGAAGATATCAACGAGACCATTGCGCAGTTCAAGCTATTTCTGAACAAACTTGTTGATGAGTTTCAGGTTGATCTAAGCCAGATATACCTCTATGCCTCCGGCAAAAAAGGATTTCATATTGAGATCCCGCAGGAGATGTTCATCAGCAAACCCTCCGGTGCGGGCTATCGCTCCCTTCCCGCTATCTATAAAGAGATGGCCTACTCCATGTATGTGGATACCCTGGACCTTGCGGTCTATACGGCAAGGAAGGGGCGCATGTGGCGCACACCGAATTTCCCCCGCCCAGAACTAGGGACCTTCAAGGTACAGATTACCGCTGCTGAGGCGATGGCGATGACGGAAGGGTACTACCGTCAGGTTGTCGCAATCCCCCGCCCCTTGTTTGCACTACTACCTCCGAAGATTAACACCGCTCTAGAGTTGGAGTGGAGCAAGGCACGCGATAAGGTAGAGAAATCCCTGAAGCGGAAGGCGAACAAGAAGCGGGACACGTCCTTACTTGCTCGCTTCGAGGGTGAGATTCCTCCAACCCTACTTGATCTTATGAGGGGCAAGGGAATTAAGGAGGGGGCAGGGTTCCAGAATATAGCCATGCAATTGGCCATTGCCGCCCACGGCCTTGGCCTTACTTGTGAGTATTTCCTGACCCTGTGCGAGGGCCTCTGCGAAAACCATGTAGGGGATGGGTCACGCTATCGCTCACAAGCAGCGCGCAGAAGTGAGTTGGCGAGGATGTGGAACTACATGGAGGGGAACCCCACCTACGATTTCTCTGCTTCCTCCATCCGCTCACTTGTTGAGGGTCCTGCTGCTGATCTGATGCTGGGGGAGCCAACGGACGTAACCCCCGAAGGCAAGTCATGCATGGCCATTACGCTGGGCATGAGCGTGGATCAGAATGGCATCTACAAGTTGTCGGATGAGGGGCACAGGATGCCGGTATCCCCCTTGGGGCTTTCCAACTTCAGATATTTATTGCATTTGAAAACAGGGGACCCATTAGGCTATGATGTAGATGTTTACGTTGATGGAAAGTTGAAGGGCGAGCGGCGCTTGACGATGGATTATTTGGCGTCGAAGTCCCGCTTTCAGATGTTTGTTTTAAGTGCTTGCGGGGCGGGTTGCCAGATCAACGACAACCAGATCAACGGCCTTGCTGAAGTGATAAGGAAGCTGACGCTTGTGGAGGGAAAGATAGTGTATGTAGTTAATAGGGAAGGGATGGACGTTGTAAAGCTACCAAGCGGGGACACTGACATCATATGGATTGAAGGGAACAGAGTCCTCTCCCGCAGCGGAGAGTCCTATGCATACATCAATGGGATGTATGGAGGCGGGGATATGCCGTTCAAGACAGACTTGATGAAGGCCCCACGTATTCCCCCGATGAGCGGCAAGACTCGTGATGATGCAGAGTATCTGACTGAGGGCCAAGTAACACAGTTGCGGGAGGATTTTTACAACTTGCTTCGTATGAATAGTCCCGAGACGGTGGCCAAGGTGTTGGGTTGGACAGTTGCTGCGTTTTTTTGTGGGGCCTTGCGTCATGAGTTCCGTCGCTTTCCTCTGCTCCATCTCTACGGCCCATCAGGAGCAGGCAAGACAACAACGCTACGTGCATTCACGACCATGCACTACCACAAAGTAACACCTCTTGTACTTTCTGCGTCGAATTCCACCGCTGCCCCACTCAACGTCAAGGTCACGGGTACATCAAGTATCCCGGTAGTCATCGATGAGTACAAGCCAGCGGAGATGTCGATGACGGAAGTAAATCGCATTCGGGGACTGTTGAGGGATGCGTTTGACGGGAACACGTTACAGCGCGGGCGCTTGGCCAGAGAGTCTGGGGACACGCATGTCGTGACTCAAGCGCAGGAACAAACGGCGCCGGTGTGTTTTATGGCTGAGCAGATGGAGACCCAGAAGGCGATTGTTCAACGGTCTATTGTTGTTTCAATGTCCCCCCAGGGAAACCTTCAGCATGAGGAGTATGCCATGGCGCTTGGCGAGACCCCGGAATATTTCGGGTCAATCGGGCGCTTGATTGTTGAGTCACTGATCTTCAGGGACAAGCTATCACCGGCGGGGATCGCGGCTAAGGTACGAGAGTATATGAAGCATCTGAAGTCCATCGTGATAGGTCCGGAATCCGACCGCCCGATCTACTCGATGGCGGTAGCAGCAACTGGCATCCACCTTCTTAGACTTGTCCTTGGCACTGTGTTCGCAGAAGAGTTTGACGAGAAACTCTTGGAGATTCAGCAGCACCTGCTTAATCCAAGCGAAGATCGCGTTAAGATGCTCGTGCCGACGATCAAGGCGGAAATCCTGCAAGTATTCTCCATGTTGTCCCACCTATCACACCTTGAGGAGGCGGGGGAGGAACGTAAGCTGATCAATGGTTCGGACTATGGTGTTGGCGTTGATTACGTCGAGGTTGCAGTACGCAAGGTGTATAGTAAGTATCGGCAGTATTCCCGGTCGCTTGGCGAGACGCCTTTGTACTCGAACTCCGAGGCGTTCCTCAAAGCGATAGAGCAGTACGACGGCGCAGTCAGGGTGGTTGATTCCGCCTTGGGTGCATTCACTACGTATCGTCTCGACATGCGGACATTGTATGAGCGGGACGGTGTTGAACAATTTAAAGATTGAGGAGAAAGAGATGGAGATGAAAGTTGGAGTGCAGTACATAGTTACCCACTCTAGTAAAAATGAGGAGTTTCAGGTTGGGGACAGGATAATGCTCTACGAAAACGGGGACTTAGGGAATGTGACGGTTGCAGGGTGGATGCCTGAAGAGTTGGTTAAAGAGTCAACAGAGGGGATGGAAGTTGAGGTTGACTCCCATTGGGTGGCAGCTAAGAAGGAAAAGGCTGAGAAAGAACTGAAGGATTTGGAGGCTATATGATGAATGAAGAGACGTTGAAGCTGTTTGAGGAGTGGATACGTATTAAGCGTTATATGCTTAATTTGACTAAGATCCCTGTCTCCAAAGGGGGGAATCCATACTCTTATCAGGACACCTGGAATGCGTATGATGCGTTCTGTGCTGGGCTAAGGATGGGTGGGGCGAAGCAAGCTGAGCCAGCACCTGAACCTGAACCCTTCAATCTTGAGAAGGCGAGAGCAGGTGAACCTATTCAGCATAGGATCGGGTCGCCGTTGAAGTTCTTGGGGTATGACGCCACGCAGTTGCTACCACTTATTGTGTCTTTAGATGGGGAAGCACGTGCCTACTGTTATGATGGAAAATGCCATGGGCTGCCAGAGTTTGACGTTGTTATGGCGCCTAAACCAATGAAGGAATATGGGGGGTGGATTAATATTTACCCATCGTCTGATGGTAGGTATAGGGGTATGACTGTACATGATACTCAGGATGACGCCAACGAAGAGGCGGGCAGGGATCGAGCCGCATGTATCTATATTTCATGGAAGGAGAAACTATGACAACTTAACTAGCAATACTCAAAGTGCAAATGCAAATCAAAATCACAAGGAGAAATACAAATGGTACTACGGAAAGCAAACACAGAAGTAACTGGTGTTGAAGTGGATACTTCAACCGTTGATATGTTTGAGGATCAGGAGCCTATTCAGATGGAAGTGGCTACGCCTCAAGTTACGAGCACAGCAGTTGCCGCCCCGCAGCAAACGGCGGTGGAGACTCCAGCAGCAGGGCGCAGGGTTATCAATGCCTTCGACCCGCTGGAAAACGTCATGCCAATCGACGCCGTACTTGATCTCGGATACAAGGCATTACCTTGTATCACGGTGGATCTTGGGGGGTTCGTCCTGGATGGGGAGGTTATCGGTAGCTCCCTCACGTTCAAGCCCATATCGTGGAACCGTCGGTACATGTTGACGGCGGGAGCGGAAGACTCCGACGAAGTGGCGAAGAAGATGCTTCGTATCTCTTACGACAATGAGACGTGCATCAAGACGGAAGAATCCGTCAAGGATGTGCTGGCCTCCATGCGTGAGGCGGGGTATCAGAAGGCATCAAGCAAGGCCTACATCGATTTGTGGGGTGAGGTTACTCACATCGATGGCAAGGAGGTTCCCAAGGCTCAGGAGTTTGACTATGAGATGGTTCAACTCCAACTCTCTCCGGAGTCCGTCAAGAACTTCAAGGCGTTCGGCTTGAAGCTTGCCTTCCGCCAAAAGAGTGGGGCGGTGGCGGATACGACGGCAGTCACCGTCAAGGCCAATCGGGGCGAGTTCGGAGGCAAGCGCTTCGGTTTCTGCACGTTCGCGCTGGGTTAAGAAGTTCGGTCGGGGGTTCTCCCCCGGCCTCCCCATAAGGATTAGACAATGACTAAAGAATACAAGACTCAGAAGCATGGAACCTACACGGCAGAGGGGTGGATACCCCATCGACGGCACCCGATGTCAGGTGTGATCATGCCAGTCAAGGTTCGAGTTACGCCAGAGAAGATAACGGCGGAATTCCCTGTGGCCATACGCAGGAACGGGGCTTTGGTTTTTGTCTTGCCTACGGGTGGGGAATTTCTGGATCATTGAGGAGTAAGTATGGAGCGCTTCATCGTTGCGGACGTTGAGACAACCGGCATGGATCACGATGCCGGTATTGTTGAGATTGCATGGATTGAGATTGATGAAAACCTGAAGGAGATTCAACGCTTCAGGTCATTGATCGACCCTGAGATTCCTATATCTCCAGGGGCCATGGGCGTTCACCACATCTCTGATGCTATGGTGGCGGGCGAGCCGACGATGAAGGAACTTCTGGAGGATGTGATCCCTGGATACTTTGGGGATGCCGAGGTTATTATGGCGGCCCATAACGCGGTGTTCGATTACCGCTTCATAAACCCTCACATCCCGATCAAGGAGTCCGTATGCACCTTGCGCTTGGCGAGGTACGTGTGGCCGGACGCCCCCGATCACCGTATCCAAACCTTACGCTATCACTTCGGACTTGAAGGTGGGAGAGGTGCTCACGGAGCTTTGCAGGACTGCGAGACAACCCTATCGTTGCTGAGGTATCTCTGCGCTTCTGAGGGATATACGCTAAGCGATTTGAGGGGCATGTGCCGAGGCTTACTGCCAGTCAAGCGAGCATACAGGGGGAAGCATCAAGGGGCGCTTATTAACGACATCCCTCGCGGATACCTAGCCTGGATGTTGGGTACGGATATTGACCCCGATCTTAGGGCGTCAGTGAAGGCCGCGTTGAAGAGTTGAAGGAGAAAGAAATGGAAAGTGCATACGCACACCCTGTACATATCTACGCCCCAAAGCCAACTCATCGATTTATTCTGGCCAAAGTCTGCCCAGATTGTGGAAAGCGGACAAGGATGCTTGGCTGGGCCTACGAGTGGTATGGTGCCAACCTCACATGCTTGAGGTGTGGGCGTCACTGGGATAGTGGGGAGTGGATGCCGCTACCGTTTATCAGGGGGGCACGGCAGAAGAGTATTGCTGAGGCTAAGGCACGGTGGAGGCGAGGCAGTTGAACTACTTAAAGGAGAAAGAATGACTCCAATTATTAAGGCCATAAAAACGCTCAGGACTCTACGCCCTGAGTACTTCACGCCAGGACCGGGTCGCATCCCGGTCCTTCGTTATCCATTTCAGCGCCCTTCTTTACTAACGACATCTGTTTTTGAGGGGGTTCCCTTGCAAGACATCGCTACCCCAAGCGGGATGATGCAGTATGACGCCCTGACATGGAAGGAGTGGTTCGACGAGATATGTGCGGAGAATCTGGAGGACGACCCGGATGATCTCGATGAACTTGTATTCGATATTGTCCAACGCTGTCATCTCAATTGGCGCCAGAAGAATAGGTTCCTTCCAAGCGGGCCATTGAATACACGGCAAGCGATCAGTGTGATCCTCTGCTTCTGCTTGCAGGGCGCGCTGCTGAAGGGGGCGGAAGTTGTGAGACTGGATACGGATAGCTTCATCCTTGCTATGGATGGGGTTGAGTGGGGGATACAGAATCATCGTGCGCCTAACAAGCAGAAGCTCCCCCACTCCCTGCATTACCGCAACATCGTGACGGGGAGGCGGTGGCGGGAGGGGAGATGTGCTAACGCCAACCTTGTTCGCGCCCACCATGCGGCAAGCAAGGAGAAGGACTTGGTTGCTATGGAGGTTATCAATGCGATCTTCTGGAATATTCCGGAGGGGCGGCGGATTGATAGTCTGTTTACTATTTGATTGGGGAGGGGTATGCCGCTACTGATTGGCATCACGGGCAAAGCTCGATCCGGCAAAGATACCATTGCCGAGATTCTGCACACACATTACGAATTCACTTGCACTGCGTTCGCCGGACCGCTAAAGGCAGCAGCTCTTATCGCCTTTAGTGATGAGCCAAGCAAGTTCTCTACGCAAGAGGGGAAGGCGAGCACCAACCACTACTGGAACATGACGAGGCGCAAGATGCTTCAGGATTTTGGGGAGGCTATGTGTAAAGAGTTTGGCGACCAATTCTGGATCAAGCGTTGGTTCCTCGACTACAGCAAGTTCAAGGACACAGACCACATTGTCGTTACGGATGTGCGCAAAGACATTGAAGCCAGCTTTATTCGGGCAATGGGCGGGGTCGTTGTTCATGTACAGCGTGAGGGTGCGGGGCTACAGGGTGCAGAGGGGCAGCACGTTACAGAGCGTGGGGTTGAGATGGTTAGGGGGGACGTGGTGATCAGGAATGACGGGACCATTGCTGACCTGCACGGGCCCGTAAATAGTCTTGTAGAGTACGCGATGAAAGGAGCGGTGAGATGATTGTTCAAGAACGAGGGACATGGAAAACCCCTGATGATCTTGATGTACTGTGTGCAGACGCTAAGAGGTATCGCTGGCTTTGCCGTCTGATGTACCGCAACGAGACCGGCCACTTGGATCTTGGCGGGGACATCCAGTGCAACTGGCATGATCCGCACAAGAGTGAAATTGACGTGGCAATTGATGCTGACATGATCAAGACGCCTAATACAGAGGATAATGGTGCGCCGCATGGATGATCTTGAGTCTGAGAGACTTGCTGACATTGTTGATGTTGGGAATCATAACGCCGAGGTTTTCAGGATGCAGGCTGAGGCAATTCAACGCGCCAAGGCGGCACCAAAGCAGGTGAAGAACCAGGATGGGTCGTGGCCGACTACTGAGTGCATCGAATGTGATGAGCCCATAGGCGAGGGAAGATTAGAGCTTGGCTATGATACCTGTATTGATTGTGCTCGTTTTAATGAGAGGAAGATGAGATGAAGACAGAAGTGAAACTTGAAGAGATTGTAGGAAAGACCATCAGTGGTGTTGCCCAATCTATTACTGCCCAGTGCCTACTAATCGAATTCACAGATGGAACGTTCACATGCCTTGGAATAGAGTATGGGTATGAGCCTGGGGACGGGGAGATAGTGAATATCCCATTCAACAGAAGCCTATTCATATTCAGTGAACTTGTAGCCGCCGGTCTTATGACTCAAGAAGATGTTGATGAGGTAATGGCGGCGGAGAAGAGGGAGAGGGAAGAGAGGGCTAGATTCAGCTTGGAGTTGAGTATGTCTAATGAGTACAACACTTATTTAGCTTTGAAGAAGAAGTATGAAGGATCAGAGTGACAGTTAATCTCCGCTTCGAGTTCAAGGGTAGGACCGCGCGCATGGCCCTGGCTACGCTTGCCGTCCTGCTTTGCTTTCCTGTTGTGCTTATATGGGCGGCGGCGGATATAGCCTTCCATACGGTCAAGTTTGCTGTGCATTCAGCGTGGCTATGCGTAAGTACTCTGATGCATGCAATAGCCCAGACTGCAGTCAATGTGGTGTGGCTTGTGAAAAGAATTTTTAAGGAGAATTGGTGATGGAAAGACTAATAGTTGACCTCAGCTCTGCATGTTGGACGGCGCTCTTTGCCGGTACGGATACCGAGTTCGGCATCGAAGTTAATACCGACGGCAAGAGAACGCTGGTTAATTCAGCGCAGTTTGCTTATGAGAACGCGATTGAAACAATCCTTGCTGCGGCTAGGCACAGCGGGGGCATCTCCCCATCCCAGTTTATTCTAGTTGAAGAGTCCGGGAACTCGAAGGGTCTGCGCCAGCGCATCTTCGACGGGTACAAGAACAAGTCAGGCGACAAGCCAAAAGAATCCTATGAGCAGTTCAACTTGCTCAAGCCGATGGTCATCGATGCCCTCAAGCGGGTGGGGGCATGTGTCGTGACTCAACTCCACATTGAGGCGGACGACGTTATCGCTTACTTGGTGAATGGATTGAAGGGCAACATCACCTTGGTAACAAATGATGGCGACCTGTCTGTTCTGCTGAGTGAGCGAGTCAGGATGTGGAAGGGTGGGAAGATGATTGAGGAGCACCCCTTCGGCCCTTTCGATCAGAAGTACGTCCGCCTCTACAAGGCCCTTGTCGGTGATGCATCCGATACCTACCCTGGCGCCAAGGGATTTGGGGATCAGGCGTTCCTCAAGATGGCCATTCTGTTTGGCGATGAGGGCCTCGATGCTTTCGTTGATCTGCTTGAGAAGGAAGCGGCTTACTTCTGGGCACATCACAAGGTGAGCGGGGAGTGGTTGATGACCCTCTCGGAAGATGTCGCGGAGTTCAAGCCCTTGGGCAAGGTGCTTGAGAATATCGAGACGGTGGTCAGGTGCTGGTTGGTTGCTGGGCTGTACCCAGACAAGGTCAATACCTTGCGCCAGCCTTTGCGGTGGCAAGCGGGGATGGTCAAGGTTGGGCATCCTGATGAAAGACTCAAGCCATTCTCACAGCAGGTCAGGCTTATCACGGCGGAGAACTATGAAAAGGCATTCGACTTCTTCAAAGGGCGGATGTCAGTTACGCCCTTCGTATCGCTTGATATTGAGACATCAACCCCAGAAGAATCAGATGAGTGGCTACGTTCTGGGGAGCGTGAGAACAAGGTAGATGTGTTGGGGTCGCAGCTTACAGGGATGTCCCTGACCTTCGGCGCTAACATGCAATACACCTACTACATCTCTGTTGATCACGTAAATACAATGAACGTCACGTCCGAGATGGCGCGGAGGATGGTTGAGCTTGTACCTCAAGAGAAGTACCTGGCCATCCATAACTTCGGGTTTGAAGGCCCTATCCTGTATGCTGCATGGGGGAAGGCCCAAGAAGATAACGGATGGCATGGGTTCCTGCCGAACGTGATAGACACTGCCATCATGTCCAGCTACGTCGACGAGAACCAGTCACAGGCTTTGAAGAACAACTCCAAGCTGTATCTTGGATATGACCAACAGACCTACGCTGAAGTAACAACGATTGACGGCATTCAGTACAAGATGTGGGAACTTAGCGCCAAGCACGTCCTGTCTTATGGTGCTGATGACACGATCTGCACTGCTGCACTCGCCAACTTCTTCAGAGTGGTGATGGAGATTGAGAATACGTGGGACGTGTTTTTGGAGGTTGAGCAACTCCCTGCTTATGTTGGAGCACTTGCCTACCACCAAGGTACTGCCTTCTCGCTGCAACGCATGAAGGAGATTCAGAAGGAGGATGCTGAATCCTATGCAGAAAATGAGAAGAAGCTGCATGAGTTCCTCGTCTCTCGTGGATGGGAGGGCTCTGTAGCCCCCTGCTACACAGATCTTACCCCGGCTGGGATCAAAGAGATCGTTAGCCTCATCCTTGGCCAACCCCTTGAGACTAAGGTTCGCACCCTATCCAAGCTGGTGAAGCTGGTGGAGTTGATCGAGCACGAAGATGCTCATCTCTTGGCCCGCCTCATTGAGGACAATAATCTCGCAAAGATAAATAGTTGGGTGGCTGAGAAGTTCTCAGGGAAGCCTGTACTGGATTTGGGGAGTTCCAAGCAAATGCGGAAGTTCCTCTATGATGAATTGGGTTTGCCTGTTCGTATTATCAATTCTACGACAAAACTTGAGCGCCAGAACAAACCAAACTTGGCCGCAGCCGTATCAAGACACAAGAAAATATGGGCTGGGTCGACTACTGAGGCGCCTTTGACGGAGGATGAGAAAGAACTCCTCAAGAAGAAGGCGAAGACTGATGAGACCGCGATTGACTTTGCGCTCCTAATGGATTGCAAAGAAGGCGATGAAGTTAGCGGAGTACTCAAGTGCATCCAAGGGATGAAGAAGTGTGCTACGCGACAGAGCCTGTACTACGGGCCATACCCTAACCTACTCCACTGGAAGGACGGAAAGATTCATGGCCAGCAGGGGCAGAGCCGGACGGTGACAAGGCGCTTTGCTCCAAGCGATCCGAACCTTTCACAGCTTGCCAAGAAGGGGGAGGGGGTGAAGTTTCGTAGTTGCTTTGTCCCCCACCATAAGAAGGCGGTCATGGTGTCTATTGACTTTGCTGGGCAGGAACTTAGGCAAGGTGCGGGGCAATCAATGGACCCGAACATGCTCTCTTGCTTCATCGGGGAGAACAAGAAGGACATGCACAGCATGACCGCTGCGGGGGCTATGGATGCCAAGTGGGGTCAGGCTAAGCTGGCTAAGTTTGTCGATGAGTTCGGTGAAGATGAGGACGAACTCTACGACTTGTTCATTCGTCTGAGGAAGAACAAGGAAAACAAGACTGTTGCAAAGGACTCAGACGATCTGCGCAAGAACGCGAAGAATGTTAACTTCAGCGCACAATATGATGCCAAGGCTCCGAAGATTGCTGAGAAACTTATTATTCCTGTTGAGGATGCGGAGGCGTTCCTGCAATCCAAGTATGCCATGTTCCCTCGCTTCGAGGCATGGAAGGATGAAGTAAAGGCGGAAGTACAGCGGCTTGGCTACGCCACTACCCCACTTGGGGGAAGGCGACATTTGCGTGAGGCACTTCTCTCCACAGAGTGGGGGGTTGCGGATAAGGCCCTGCGTCAAGGACCTAACTTCAACATTCAAGGGGCCTCAGCGGAGCAGACGAAGATTGCCATGGCCCGCTTGTGGAAGTCGGGCATACTATTCTCGCTTGACATGGTGTTCTTTGCACCAATTCACGATGAGTTAGTATGGTCGGTGGGAGTAGACGACGCCTTGGAATCCATCAAGGTTATTCACAATGCGATGACGCAGCCGTATGGAGGCCTCCCCGTTCCGTTCTTGGGGTCAGTATCCATTGGCCCCAACTTCGCTGACCAGATTGAGTGTGGGGATGATGTGGCAGAGAACCCATCGCTGCTTGATGTGAGAGTGCCGGAAATACTTGCTGGAATCTTTCCATGACCCAGACCCGAACCATGTCTGCGGTTGAGACTGCCGTTAATATAGGCATCGGCCTTATCGTTAGCCTTACCTCTCAACTTGTGATCTTCAAGATATACGACATCCATGTCGCGTTTCATCAGAACGTAGAGATCACGCTTTACTTTACGATAATCTCAATCCTCCGATCCTATGGGATTCGGAGGGCATTTAATTGGTGGGGGCATAGAGCATGAGTATTGAGTTAATGCATGGGGATTGTCTTGAGCTAATGTCAAGTATCCCAGACGGTAGCGTTGATATGGTGTTGGCAGACCCGCCTTACGGAACCACGGCTTGCAAGTGGGATACTGTTATAGACCTAGTATCCTTATGGGATCACTACAAGCGGGTGTGTAAGTCAACCGCAGCAATCCTACTTTTTGCACAGACACCTTTTGACAAGGTGCTGGGGTGCAGTAACCTACCTTGGCTTCGTTATGAGTGGATATGGGAGAAAACACATGCTACTGGTTTTCTTAATTCTAAGAAAATGCCAATGAAAGCCCATGAAAACATTCTAGTGTTTTACAATAAGCTGCCTACATACATACCCCAGAAGACTACAGGGCACCTACGAAAGACGGCTGTGAAGAGGCATGATAAGGCCCAAGTTTATGGGGCACAAATCTTTACTGAGATTCCATATGACTCGACGGAAAGATACCCACGTAGCGTTATTGTTTTTCCTAGTGACAAACAGCGGAGCAAGCTACATCCTACGCAAAAACCTTTGGACTTAATAAAATGGTTGGTCTCCTCATACAGTAAACCCGGCGATACGGTACTGGATAATTGCATGGGAAGCGGGACGACAGGGGTAGCCTGCGCCAATCTTAACCGTAGCTTCATAGGAATAGAATTGGATCCAGGGTATTTTAAGATTGCACAGAAGCGGCTACAGCAGGGGGGAGTATGAGTGAAGATATAGGCCAACGGGGCAAGGTCGCTGAGAAGAAGGTGCTGGATGTTCTTAAGAAGTGGAACGACAAGGCAGGGTTCGCCTACTGGCGCTTACCAGATACAAGGGCGGCACGCAATTACTTGCCTGCTCAACCTGGCGATTTTGGATTTTTCTGTAATAAGCGTGGGGGGATTATCGAGGTCAAGGCGACGGAGCATGCGTATCGATTGCCGAAGGGCAAGATAGCCCAGCTTCCTATGCTAAGGATCTTGGCCATGGCCGGAGCCCACTCCGTTATTCTCATCCACCATAGCAAGGAGGATGTGTGGAGGGCGGTGCCGCCGGGGTGGTTGGCGCCGGAACTCCCGTCATGGGATCTTACGGGAGTTCCAACGTATGCAAGTGCAGAGGATGCACTCTTATCAACAGGTTGGTTCAACAGCGTCAAATGAAAGGGAAGACAATGAAATCACTTCTACTCCTTAATGACATTCACATCGGCGTAAAACGTAGTGCTGGTACGACCCCCGCCTCCGCCCAGGCCCTGCGCCAATACCTACTGGGTGGGCTTATGGGAATAATCAATGAGCACCCAGACAAGGATGTCGTAATTCTTGGCGACTTGTTTGATGCTTTCGAGGTGGACCTATCTGATCTATGGGGCACGTTCTCTATCCTTGCTGATTGGCTTGTGCATAGAAACAAACTCACCTTGATTCGGGGGAACCACGACTATAGCCCGAAGGCGGACAAGGTCTCATCCTTTGATATCCTGGCGGATGTCCTGCACTATACCCATGGGCATCAGGTTCACATCATTCGGGATGGGTTGGAGGAGGTATCGCCCGGTATCTGGGCGGTACCACACATGCCCAACCAAGACCTCTTTGACCTGGAGCTTGACAAGGCGATGAAGGTCAATGGCCACTACCTTCTTACCCACTGCAACATGATGCCACCGGACTGCTATGGAAGGCATGACCATAGTTTGGCCATTGAGGAACCGCGTGCCCGCGAACTTGCTGGCAAGTTCGTCATCCTCAATGCTCACGAGCATCAGCGGATATCCTACGATGTAGGCCGTGGCATCCACTGCTTGGGTAATCAGTTCCCCTCATCCATTGCGGATTGCTTGAGTAATGGGAGGCGCCAAGAGGATGGGTTGAAATACGCAACCGTTATCCATGCCGATATGGACCGGGACGACATCTGTACGTGGGACGCCTTCTGCTCCTACCAACGGATTGATTGGCGGGAACTTGATCAAGTGAGCGATGCTGAGTTCATCCGGGTATCAGGGGACGCCACGGCGGCGGAATCAACACAGGTGATGGACGCCATCGCCAAGCTGCGCAACAAGTCAAGCGCGTTTGTTATTGCGAACGCAGTACGTATTGATGGGCAGGAGGGGGCGGAACAAGCGGCTGAAGAAATCTTTCAGGGCTTGAAGGGGTTCAATGTCATGGGCGCGTTGTTAAATGAGTTGAACGAGAAGGAGCGTAAGGTTGTGGAGGAGGTTATGGAATGAGAAGGTTAGAGTGGTTTGTAATAACTGGGGTATTCGTATTTTCATGTTTCGGGTTGGGGTGGCTTACCACGCATCATCCTTACATGGGTTTGGGGG